TGGGAATCTATTTGCGGCCGTAGCGGCGGTCACTGGTGTTTGCCCAGGCGTAGATCATCGGCAGCACTGCGGCGAGACCTGCTTTTAGCGCGCTGTCGACGTTGTAGCCGCTGGTGATAAGCACGGCGACGGAGCCGGCGACGAAGCTCTTGAGCCAGTCTTCGAGGATGTATTGCCATTTCACGTCAGCCCACCAGTGCGGCGATTTCCAAGTCGCTCAATCCGAGCGCTTTTAATTTGTTACGTGCCGACATTTTCGCCGCTTCCGCAATTCGTATGGCTTCGGCTTTGGCTTCGGCTTCGGCATTTTGAGCGTCAATCTCGGCGGCTTCTTCAGGCGTGGCATCACGTACCACATCATTGATCTGAACTTTGTACGTCATCGCAACCTCAGTTCTTGTATCCGTAGACCTTGATGGTGCCGCCAGTCGCCGTGCCCGACGAAACCGTGAACTTTATGTCGGTGTATTGGGTGGTATCGGCCAAATAGCCTGCCACGAAAAAGATTTGCCCAGTAGTTGAAGAAGTTGAGTTGCCAAAAACGATGTGCGTATTTTTGGCCAGATTGGGGCCGATCAGCGTGAAATTGGCCATGAGCGAATTGGTGGTGCCTCTGCCTACGTAATTCCAAGTCGTTGCGTTAGCTGCGTTTTCGCCAGTTACGGTAGCCGCGGTGTAAGCACCATAAATCGAGAATTGGTAATACCCGGTGGCGGTAGTGCCCATTTGCATCGTGATGTTGCGCGTTGAATCCGCGACACCGCCAGACATGATGACTTGGTAATTGTCATAAGTCGAACTGAATACGTTGCTGACGGTGATAGTGGATACTGCGCTACCGATGGTGGTTGAACTGATCAGTGTTAGTCCACCTGTTGACGGCCCGACGGTTGCCCAAGTTGCGCCGTCGTAATACTGCACGACGTCGGATGCCTCGATGTAGCACAACTGGCCTTCCGCCAGCACTTTTTCGCCTGCGCCGCCGAACGCAGCGTCGCGAGTTGTGGTCGTGGCAAAAACTGGTACTCCAGTGCCTGCGCTGAGATTTTGATTGGCCGCCGTCAAAACGTCGCCGGCCGTAAATAGCGGTACTGATGTTTGTGCGTTGGCACCCATGATTACCTCATCCTAATACGTTGCTGGCATCAAGTACGCCGTAGGTGGCGTCGTCAAGTATCAGCTCATAAATGATTGTTGTGGGATTGGTGTAGTAGGTAATGGTGTGGCCGCGGTTGACGTCAATCACGCCGTAAATGCCTTCGACGCTCAGTTCTTCGGCGATTTCCGATCCGAGGCCCGGTATTTGTTTGTGGATGCTGATTGTGTCGCCAATGTCAATTAACGCCATGTCATCGCGCTGGCCTGATGTCAGGGCAGCAAACGTGGCCGTGACGCTCGTGTAGCGCGGTGCCGGGTCGGGCTCAAGCAGGTAAGCCGCCAGGGCATCAATTTCGGCTTGCAGGTGCAGCAGGCTGTTGGTGATGCTCGTGGATTGTGTGAAGTATTTGGCAATGCTGCCAGCGTCGCTGTTTGTGGCTTCGTTGTTGTTGAGGCCGGCGACGTAGGCGCGATTGATCACGTTGTCGGCATCAAACTCAATTTCGATGCCCTGGTATTTGGCGCCTGTGCCGTCGTCGGTGAAACTGATGACCGGGCCGCTGAGCGTGTTGCCGATGCGGTTCTGGAACGTGATGGTGCCATTGCGCGCCACAAACAGCCGGCCTTGCTCAGCCTGGTTGATTTGTTGCAAATAAGCCAATGTGTTGGTGCCCTGGGCCACCGTGTAACTGGCGTCATGCCCGAGGTTGACGGTGCCGGTAGCGATGCTGGTTGTGCCGGTGTAGCCGACCTCAGGCAATGCAAGCACGCTGGTGATGCGTTGGCCGCTGGTTTCGGCGTTGACGTTGTATTCGTCAAGCTGCGTTTGTGCAAGTTTGTAGAACTCGTCTGCGCATTGCACGTTGACCGTGTTAGGGCCTGCCAGGGCAAAGTCGTAGCTGTAGCTGGTGACTACGCCTGTAAACAAATATTCGCCCTGGCGTGACAGTCGCACGGATCGCATCGGAGCCAAGCCAGGTTCGTTGTTGGCTGGATCGTAGTAGGGGCTGGTGGAGTCGTAGGGGCCCAGGATGCCGGTCGAGTCCAGCATGTTGAACGTCATGACGCCTGCACCGAATTGGTAGTCGGATTTGCGGCGGCCGCGCGTGTACGTGATGACCGTGACGTATTCGGTTATGTCGGCATAGGTCGTATTGGGGCCCAGCGTGTACGTCGTATTGTCCAGCACGCCTTTGTCGGCGTCGTCAAGCCTGAATGACTGGTAATCAAAGCCTGTATCAAGCTCGAGCAGGTAGTCACCTGATTGAACGACTGTGGAAGCCATTACGCGATCTGTAGTTGTAGTGGGCCGCTGCGCCGGTTGTAATCAGTCAGGGCATCGACAATCTTGTCGGCCAATGTGGCTTCGGCGATTGCCGCGTTGACGACCACGGTGACCCCGCCTGTGTCGCTCAGCAGGGTCATTTCGTTGCCGATGCCACCGCCGATACCACCACCGCCACCGCCAAAGAATCCTTCCTCGACCGGCAGAATGCCGACCATACCGCGGCCCAAACCGCCACCACCACCGCCAGCAGCTGCCCCACCGCCACCACCGCCGCCTGTGGGCGCTGGAAGCACTGCAACCGGGGCTGGCACGCTTGGGATGCCGCCAAACGTGCGCTCAAGGAAATCAGGGCCGCTGGTGGTGCCACCGGCTGCTGCTGACGCCGTGCCGCCGCCGCCACCAATGCGCGGCAGCTCGAGCTTGGGCACAAACGGAATGTTGACGCCTGGCAGCATGTTGATTGCTTTGATAATCAGGTTGATCATGTTGTTGAAGCTGTTGACGATGTTTTCAAATACGCCGATTATGAAGTTGCCCATTGCGACAAACGCGTTTTTGACGCCGCCTGTGGCTGCGACCAGGGCAGCAAACCCGGCGACCAGCAATGCGACGGCCGTGACGACCAAGCCGATTGGGTTGGCTGCCATTGCCAGGTTGAGTGCGAGTTGGCTGATGGTGATGACTTTGATTGCGGCGTTGAGCGCCAAAATGCCACCGGCCAGCGCACCTACCGCAATCATGACTTTGGCGATGGTTTCGCTGTTGTTTTGTGCGTATTGAGCGAACCGTTGCAGATAGGGCAACAGCTGGGCGATGATTGGCAGGAATGCGGCGCCGATGGCTTCTTTGGTTTCGCCGATGGTCAGTTGCAGGCGTTTCATTTGGCCTTCGGCGCTGTTGGCTGCGACCGTTGCCGCGCCGCCGACTGTGGCGTTGAGTGCCTGCATCACGGTGTCAAGTGATGCGCCGTCTTTGATCAGGCCGCGTACTGACGGCACTAGGTTGCCCAGGGCTTTGGTGTTGCCTGCGTATGCCTTTGCCACTGCGTCGGTGACTGATTGCAGGTCTGTGCCGGTGGCGGCCGAAATGTCAAGCGCTGTGTTAAGCAGTTCTTGGCTGTACGTCAGGTCGCCTGTGGTTTGTACCAGCGTTGCCAGGGCAGGGCGTAGTTGATCGTCGGCGACTGCCGCGCTCATCATCGTCTTTTCGATGTATGCCTCGGCTGCGCGCACGTTGGCTTCACCGGCCAGCGTGTTTTTCTCAATGGCCTGGGCGAGCAGTTCCTGGGCTTTGGCGTCTTCCATCGCCGCTTTGGTTGCGTCGCCGATCACGACCGCCAGGCCGCCGATTGCGGCAGCTGCCGGCAGGGCAGCCTTTTGCAGCGCAAACTTGGCTTTCGCGCCTGCGCCTTCGAGATTTTTGAACTCGGCTACGGCTTTCTGTATGCCTTTGCCATCGAACTCGGAAATAATTGGGATTGTTACGGCCATTAGCGCACCAGTCTACGATTGGTCGCTTCACTGATTTTGTCAGTTAGGCGCTCAAGGTTTTCATTTACTGCGTCGGCGTTGCGCTCGTACGTGGGCCACATGAGCCGCGATGGCGCGCCGTAGAGCTGCGACAGTGCTGTGGCGAGCCGGTTGCGGCTGCCTCGGCCTGCCATGTCAAAGATTGTGCCTGCTGGGCTTTTCATTGTCACGCTAAACACGGCCAGGCTGTTGCCTTTGCGTCGGTTGCTGAACCGGGCGATGATTGATTTGCTGACCGGGTTCTTGCTCCAGGGCAACAGCACGCCGGCTTTCCAGTTGCGTGCGAAGCCTGACAACGGCAGTTCAACTACGCCTGCCTTTGCGTCTTTGACGATTGGGTCAACGATTCGTTTGAAATCGCGTTTGATTTCTTTGGCAAGTTCAGGCTCCATTTGTTGAAGCTCGCGCAACGTCTCTTTGACGCCTGCGATGGTAACGGTCGTATCAACGGCCACGTTTGTCTCGCTGTTTCTTTGCGATCAGCAGCACGGTCGCCAGGTCTTCCATG